TAGAGGTGGACGGCCGTATCGTCGAAGAAGGACCCTGGAATTTCCCGTGGAAGGATAGGCTGAACTTTGCCATCACAAGAGAAACCCTGGTCGAAACCCAGTGGGCCGGTTCCACCGTTATGGATGATGTTCGGCCTTTGCAGGTTGCCCTCAATGCTACTTGGTCAAACTACCTAGAGCATCTTCGGGATGCAGGCACCGCCCGTCTCCTGATCCCTGCCTCCGCTGCCGACATCGTTCGCCAATTCACAGACATCCCCGGCGAGATGGTGGAGTACCCGGACGGCCTAGAGCCTCCCCGGTACCTAGAGCCTCCGCAGGTGGCGGCTTGGGTCAGAGAACTTGCCCCCGCCCTGTATGAGGCGATTGACGACGTGATGGGGGTCCACGATGTATCTCGTGGTCAGGCTCCTCCGAACATTGAATCAGGGTACGGTATCTCGATCCTGGCCGAGAAGGACTCCTCCCCTGTAGGCCGACTGATCAAGGAGTCGGCCAAGGCGTGGACCAAGGTCGCCCGCATGTGCCTCATGCTGGCCGAAGCCCAGAAGAAAGGGAAGATCACTACCACCGTCACCGACGGACAGTCAGCCGAGCGTATGGAGTGGAGAGGTTCTGATATCAATGGACAGACCAACGCATTGGTCCCGCTCGACGCTATCATTCCCCGCAGCCGGGCTGCCCAGCAGGCCTTCGCAGACAAGGCGATGGAGATGGGACTCATCTCAAATGTTGCCCAGTATGCGACACTGGCTAACCTACCTGGGCAAGATGATATCATTGCGGCGGCAGCTCCTCAGCTTGCTAAGGCCCGAAGAGAGAACGCTGCATTCGTACTACACGAAGTGGTTGTGCCCGCCACTTTCGACAACCACCTTGTTCACATTGAATCTCACAATGAGTTCCGAAGTACACAGCAGTACGAACTACTTTCCGCTCAAGAACGGGAGGACGTGGACACTCACGTTCAGGCCCATGAGACATTGGCTGCCGGCGAAGCTGGTAAACAGCGTATGCGAACCGAGGTCGACCCTGCACTAGGGCTCGCTCCCAACGCAGATGGCTCTCCCCCGGTCGATCCTCTGATGCCGCCGGGAGCACCCCCCGCTGCTCCGCCCCCAGCCCTTCCCCCGGAGCCCGAAGCCGGTATTGCGCCTGATGACGTAACTGCCGACCTGCTCGCTAGCCTAGAAACACTCGGAGAAACCTAACCGTTACTACCACAGGAGGCCAGATGCCGACCGAAGAAGTAGAAGGGGGAGCGGAGACGTTCACCCGAGAGTACGTAGAGGAGCTTCGCAAGGAGGCCGCCGAGAGGCGCACTTCGCTGAAGCCCTACAAGGAAGCGTTCTCCTCGTTCAACGAGGAGGAACAAGCGTTCCTTCTTGAGCTCGTCAACGAGCTCGGAACCAACCAAGGGTCCGCTGGTGTTCGTATGCGGGACCTTTCCTATCAACTTCTGGGGGAAGATGCGTTCCTGGCGGACGCACCCTGGAGCGTAGACAATACTGGAGGTATTGTGACAGAGGAAGAGACACCCCCCGCCGAACCCGCACCCGCAGGTGCAGGCGCCCCGCTAGTTACGCTAGATGATCTACAACGAGTCCTTGACGAGCGAGACGCTAAGGCTGCCAACGAATCTCAGGCTGCCCGACAGGCCCAGGAGGTGGACAACCTCATCGCAGAGGCAAAGGGTCTTGGCTTTGAGCCAGGAACCCCCGACTATGCCATGCTGATGTGGTATGCCGCCAACGACACTGACAACCCTGACGGGGATCTGTCCGTCGCCTCCGAGAAGGCGAAGGCCTACGCTCCGGCGGCCCCCGCTCCCCCCGAAGCGGGCGACGAATCTCCGGCCTTTCCTGCTACCGCTTCTGCCGGCGGGGCAGGTGCGCAGCCCGAACCTCCGACGGAGCCTCCGAAGACTATGCAGGAGGCAAAGGACCGGATGAAGGCTCGTATTGAACGGATGGGTTCAGAACCCGGTTAGACTATAAGTAATCCGCTAGAAGCGGACATGACCTCCTTGGCGAGATGCCTGGCGTAGGCCGAAGCAATCCCACATACGCCTAATACCCCCAGACCCCCAAGGAGGGTCTTACTATGGCACTCACTCTCACTACGGCTGATAGTGCTCTCAAAGAGGACTACCAGCCCGCAATCCGTGAGCAACTGAACAACGACATCTTCATTCTGACTCAGGTTGAAAGCAACTCTGAGGACATCGAAGGTCGTCGTGCGGTTCTGTCTGTCCACAACTCACGTAACACAGGCGTTGGCGCCCGGGCCGAAGGCGGGACTCTCCCGACTGCCGGTAACCAGGGCTACGTCGAAGAGCGTATCCCGCTCAGGTACAACTACGGTCGCCTCCAGGTTTCCGGTCAGAGCATCAAGGCTATGAAGTCCGACACGGGCTCGTTCACACGAGCAGTTGAGTCGGAAGTTCGTGGCGTTGTCACTGACCTGAAGCGTCAGGTCAACCGCCAGTGCTTCAACAGTGCGCTTCAGGTTATCGCCCAGTGCGGTACCACTACCTCTGACACGGAGGTCGTTCTCACGACCCCCACGCAGACGGAGCTGCGCCAGCTTGAGATTGGCATGCTCGTTGATGTCGGCACCGACGCCGACCCGGATTCGCTTGCAGCGGCTTCGGCTATCACGGCGGTCAATACCTCCACGGGTACGGTCACCATCTCGGATTCGATCACTACGACTTCCTCGCACTATGTCTCGCTCGCCGGCTCTGCCGACAACGAGATCACTGGTCTGCGGGAGATTGTGGCGGCTTCGGGCACCCTGTTCAACATCGCAGGTACCGCAGCTACCGGGTGGATCTCGACCGACAACAACAACAGCGGCACCAACCGTGCGGCTACCGACAACTTGTTTGAGACGGTCATCAACGATGTCCAGATCGCAAGTGGCTCTGACCCAGACCTCATCTGTACTTCGTACGGTGTGCGTCGGAACTACGCCAATCAGCTCAAGAGCCAGAAGCGCTTTGCCGATACCACCGACCTCAAGGGTGGTTTCAAGGCGCTGACGGTTGATGCTGGGAACGTCTCGATCCCCCTTGCGGTGGATAAGGACAACCCTGAGAATACGGCGTTCATTCTGAACTCCGACCATCTCACCCAGTTCCAGATGAGCGATTGGGAGTTCATGGACGACGACGGTGCTGTCCTCTCACGGGTGTCCGGTGTGGACGCCTACGAGGCGGTTCTGTTCAAGTACCACGAGCTCGCCACCGACAAGCGGAATGCTCACGGCATTCTGTCTGATCTGACGGAGAGCTGATTCATGGCACTCACCATCGCAAACGAGGATCGTTGGATTTCAGGGGACCGTGTTAACGTCACGGCCACTGTTACCTTCGACAACTCGTACCCAACTGGTGGCGAGGCGATTGCAGCCAGCGACTTCAGCGGCCTGAGCCAGATTGACTACCTTTCGGTCAACGCCCATTCGGACGTTGCCACTAAGGATGTCGTCTGGGACAGGACGAACTCCAAGCTTCTGATCTACATTGAGGACGGCACTTCGGGTATCGAAGCCGAAGCCGGTAACACCTCAGATCAGTCGGCTGTGGATGTTGAAGTCCACGTCATTGGCAAGTAAATCCCCCTAGGGTGAAAGACACCTAGGACAATTCAGAGGCCGGGGCGGTTCCCCTTCCCGCCCCGGCCTCTGGTATTCTGCGGTAGAATGAAGTCATGCTGAAACCCGTGCGATACCTGTCCCAGCGGCAGGAACAGGGCGAGGAAATACAGCGCCGGCTCAAGTACGGCATACCCGAGATAGGGTGGCGAGGCGACAACCACCTATCTCTCTACCTCAACAAGATCACCAACGAGTGGGAGGTGTGGGACGAGCTCAACGACAGACCCCACCTCGTTGCCCGTAAACCGGTTGACGGCAAACTGGACATTCACTCCCTGTGCTCCCACCTCCGGGATCATGACTTCCGGGTACAATCCATAGACGATATTGTCGCACGGATGGACAGGAAGAACGACCAGCTAGAGAAGGACCGGGACGCTGTTCAGTTCGACCAGATGGCCGAGGCGATGGACAAGGTGTACTGGGGCATCAACAAGGACGTAGGACACCACTACTAATGCACGACGACGACAAGCCCACAGCAGAACAGATCCTCGCCATGAAGCGGCTCAAGGCCAAGAAGGTCAAGTTCCCTTCTGCCACCAGCCGCTACAGCGCTGCCCTGGCCTCGGTTACCCACAAACGCAAGAAGGAACCAGAACCCCGCCTTGACGGTGTACCCATCCGTCGTAGGATGATCTAATGCAGCTGACCGATATCAGGGACCGGGTACGTAACCGGGTGGGGATCTCGTCCACCGACGCATTGGCGACCGACGCCATCATGACCACGTTGATCAACGACGCCATCGACACTATCTCGCTGAAGATGGACTGGCCCTGGCTTGAAGCATCAGAAACTATTGCTACTGTCGTGGGTACTACCTCCTACACGCCGGCAGCTACTTGGAGGACCACACAGCGTCTCTCCATCTCCGACGACAACCTGCTCTACAAGAACCCCACGGACATCGCTCAGTACAGCGCCTTCACCGGGTACCCTCGCTTCTTTACGGTCGAGCTCGCCAAGATTGTCCTCGCCCCTACCCCTGATGCCGTCTACTCTGTCACTCATGTCTACACCAAGGTCGAGACTGATCTATCCGCAGACGCAGACGAGCCCGCTGTGTACGACTGGGCCATGCCCCTCGTCATCGTAGGTGCTGCCAAGCTCCTAGCCACCCGGCTCAAGGACCCTTCACTTCTTCAGATGATCAAGGAGGAAGAGCGAGACATCGAAGAGGGGATCAAGGACGAACTCCGCAGGGGTCGGCCCTTCCCGAAGCCGAGGCACCGTAACGACTGGAACCTGTAATGACCTCAAGGCCCCGGATGGAGACACGCTCCTATACGAACTGGCGCAACGGTCATAACTTTGCCAAAGGCGTAGACCCCAACGGGGAAGTGCGAGCAGATTCGTATGTCTCCACCAACATGCAGGTCTACTCCAATGGGTCCCTGGGGGTCCGTCCCTGGGTCAGGAACTGGGCTTCGACAGGTATCACAACTAGTAAGGGTTTTACCGACTTCAAGGGGATGATCTGGCAACCAGATTCATCTGCGGCCCAGTCAAACCCTGACGGGTACTTAGTCGTCTCGGGGCAATTAACAGGGGAGTCTACATACGGCTGGCGGTACACAATCCAACTAGCAGCCCCAGCGTGGGATACCACGGGTCTGACCACGGGGCTACTCTCCGCCGATGGCGTGTACTACCTCCCATCTGATGGAGGGTCTGATCTTGTGGACGCACGTATGTCCGCCGCTATGATTACGCCCAATCAAGTAATCTACG